AACATGGGGAAAACTACACATTACCTGAACCAGCGACTGGCTATCTACATTCCTACTGTTCTTACAAATATAAGGTTACGGAGGTGAGGACTTACTACAATTCAGAGTTATACTTTGAGGCGGAGGAAAGTTCACGCATTCATTCATACCATAAGGACAGTGTTCATGCACAAGTTGTGCCTCTTCTGGAGGCCTTCAAGGTGAGAACCATAACAAAGGGGGATGCAGATCAGTACCATCTCGCAAGGAGGTGGCAGAAGGTAATTCATTCACGCATGCGGAAACAACAAAACTGTAGGTTAATAGGGCAGCCATGCAACTCGGCTTATTTGAGCCAGATCTTCGGAAACTCGCCTCTCTTCTCACATAATGAGGAGGGGTTCTTCGTTTCTGGGGATTATGAGTCAGCAACTGACCTCCTGCATCCGCATTTAAGCGTTTATGCTAACGAAGCAATTTGCCAACGTCTCAGGGTCCCACTCGAGGATCAGATCGTACTAAAGCGTTGTCTTACGGAACATCTATTGAAATATACAGCTAAGGGGGAATACTTTCAACAACAGTGGGGTCAACTAATGGGCTCACCGACTTCCTTCCCAATACTCTGCCTCATCAACTTGGCAGCGACAAAAGTCGCTTACGAAGAGTTTTTCCGATCTCTCGGATTGCTCAAAAGTAATGAGTACATGCTCTTGGAAGAGTTGCCTATGTGCGTGAATGGGGATGATATCCTATTCTGGTGCTATGATGGTGCTCTTTACGAGAAGTGGAAGGAGGTTACAAAGGCTTGTGGACTAAAGTTCAGCTTGGGTAAGAATTACACTCATAACAGGGTGGCAATTATTAACTCACAGATGTACATGTTCAACGAGCAAAAGGAGATTAAAAGCTTCTCCAAAAGTAGATCCTTCAGTCGTGCCGTGAACCAGTTTGACAAGTTTCCAGCCCTCTCCTTCGAACTTTGCCGTACAATGAACTCTAGACTTTTGTCGGGAGGTCAGCGTGCAGTTATGGTCGGGGATGATGGAACGGACTTGAGTGATTTCACGGACAGAGACCTATCAATTTGGGCGGACGCTCACAGGGGTACGGACTTTCTGGTGGTAACCAGGACTAAGCTAAATAATGACGATAGACAGCTATACAATAAGACTTCAACCGCCCTGGGAAAGATGATGGTGCTACGGGACGCACAACGGAAAGATGTCGACAAGAAGTCGGATCGATTCGCCAATTACGTCCAGTTTCGCTCCACTATCACCCAGAGGGGGGAAAAGGGGTTGAGTATGCTTAAGGGCAGTTTAGAACTTGCCTGTCCGCAAATGGAGAAGAACTATCTAGAAACGTTTAACAACATACAGTTAAAGAAGCTGGAACGGTTCCGCCGAAGTGGGTTAGAAGGTGTGGATAAGAACACCCCATACTTTCTCCCGCAATACCTGGGGGGTCTTGGTTTGACTCCCCCACAGACACACAAATACACCGCACAAGAATATGTGGAAATCGCAACTTTGGAAGGTTGTGATCGCCAAGGGGTAAAATGGGTTAGGAAAAACAGCCCTACTCCACTAAGACCACCTATGATGGTGGCCATAGCGAACGAACTCCTGAGACACAAAGATGTCTTACAAATCGAGGAGACTCGGAAGACGCGCGAGCAAATTGGATTGGCTCGTTTCTTTGGTGAAGACGACTCATTTTGGGAGCAGTCCTTTTTAACAGGATTCATCTCGAGTGAGAACATGGTTGTGGGTCGAGAACAAAAGGTTGAGGCGCTGAGACACTTGGATAACAACACAAGGGGTTTCAAGAACGAACAGCTAATGCGAGAATTAAGGCGACAACAAAAGACAGGTTGCGCCCTCGGACTCTTTAAACTGAAACGTTCAGATGGTAAGGTTAGGTTGGAGGCAAGTGCAGAGTATGCGGATGGATTCGATATCGATGTTAAGTCGATCGAGATGAAATACGCACAACGAGCATCGCCAAAATATGAGTAGGGGACAGAGG